AGTAGACCACTGTGCCGTCAGTGAAAATAACGCCGCGATAAGGTCAGCTGCGTTACCCGTGGACCGGCAATCAAGCGTTCCGCCAGAGGCAGCAGATCCCGTAGCGGCTGACGAACCGGTGCTCGTTAGGGTCAGGATAGATCCGTCCTGCCATTTAATTGTGCCGGCCATTATTGTTCACTCCATGCTTCTACGATGTCGAGCGCAGACGGAGCGGGGATACCCAGCGCCTCGGCCCTGCTGGCAGGCTGCACCGCCAAGTTCTTGAGCTCGTCACCCTCCTGCTGCTCCCAACTTCCGTCCGCCACCAGACCGTCGATGCTGGTGCGAGTGGCGGGCGAGCCAATGTCGAGCCCGGATTCCTGCTTAAGGAAGGCCCAAACCACCTCCATGACTGCGTCGGCGTCAGCGGCAGCTTTGATCTTGCGCAGGATCGATTTACCCGTGGCGCAGTGCTCCAAGATTGTCCGGCCGTTGATCATCCGGGTCTTGACCATCGTCGTACTATGGCTGCTGAGCAATTCGACCACACGCACCGGGTCGTCCGGCAAGTGAGCGGCGTAGCCCAACTGTTCGGGGTCGTTCTTCAGTTCCTGGGCGAGAATGCTCAGCATGGCTTATTCCACCTTGGTGATGTCTTCTTCTTTGAACAGGCGCTCGTGCGGCTGGCCGTCCTCGCCGGTATATTGCACCTTGTACTGGACTTCGCTGTCCACGATCTCCAGCCCGCTAACGGTGCCTTCGATAATCCTGACGTTTTGTTTGACCGAGTCACCGGGTTTAAACGGAAGAGCCATGTTTGATCCTTACACGCTGAGGGAATACGAGACTTGCAGGGTGTCGCTCGCGGCAACCGTCTTGTCACCACCGGTGAACAGGCCGGCGCTGAACAGAATACCCGTAGTGCCGTCCTTGGTGGAGTTGGTTACGAGGAAAGAGCCTTTGACGGTGCCACCGCTCGAGAACGTGAACGATGCCGGCGTGGACAGGGCCTTCGACTTGGCCGACGCTGCCGCCCAGCTTGCGGCCGGGCGGGTGCCTGCCGAGTATGCCGGGGCGTTGGTGCCGCCGCACTCGGCCCACGTCGAATGCGATGCCATGGTGTCGCCAACAACCGGAACTGACGTATAGCCAACCGAGCCGATCAGGCCAAGGTAGAACGCCGCCGTGTACGAACTGCCCGCAAGGTACTTGTCGAGCATGTCATTGCCGCCAACTGTGGTCACCACGTTGTCGAACGTGTCTTCCCACTTGAGGTTGCCGTCCTTGTCATACAGGCGCGCAACGTAACGGCCTTGAGCTTTTGCCGTATCCGCAGCAACACCGGCAGAGCTCACGGACGCACCGGTTGCGGCGTGGCCGATCATTTTGTCGAGGCTGTTGAAACTGTTCATGTTTTATCCTTGAGCGATTTTGAGAAGCTTGCCGAGGTTGCCCTCGATGTAAAGCGAGATAACGCCGGGTGCCCCAGCAGCCTTTTGGACAGTTGCGTCCCGCTCAGCGTACTGGATTGGAAATATCGTGTTGGCAGCGCACGCGGGTAAGCTGTACGACTTGCCCTTGATGGTGACCACAGCGACGGGCGCCGCAATCACCGCGTCGCAGGACGCGTACAACTTCGCATTCGCTGGCAGCACGACACCGGTAACAAGGTTGCCGGGAGTAGCGACCAGACCGTTGAACTTCGTTAAGTCCTGACGGTGCTTCCGGTTGTCACAGATCTGGTCGCGGTACATCATTTAGCTCCCGGGCGTTTGGTGCCGTAGCCGGTCTTGCGGGCCATGGCAACGTCCAGAGGGGAGGCACCGGTGATGGCCATCAAATCCTTGAGGTTGACGCCGCTTTCGTTCAGTGCCCGGCGCTGCGCCGCGCGTGTTTCCAGTTGTCGTGCCTGACTGGCCAGATAACCGAGAAAGGGAGCGGTGGAAGGTTCAGCCGGGAGTCGGTCGATCGCAACAAGGATTCGATCGCGCTTCTCGCGCGCCTTGCTGCGGATAGTTTCCGCGCGAACGAACGCTTGTTCGATTTCGTCCAGCTCGGCTTGTGCAACAGCGAGCTCCGCTTCCAGCGCGGCGCGCTCGGTAAGGGGTTCGGATTGGCCAGCGCCTTCCGCTGCTTCCTGGTGTACTTCGCCATTGCTGCCCCCGTTGTCGGCCGGCCCGGCTTGCGTATCGGCCGCAGGCGGCGCGATCGAGCCGGTGTCGGTACTACCCCCGCCTGCTGCGCCTTGTGCAGCTTGGTCGGGCTGTACGCCCGGCAGTGCGGTATTTGCGCGCGAGAACCCCGGCGCAGCTTTGTTGATGTCCTCGCGAGTCAAGCTCTGGTCGCCAACCAGAAACTTAACCGTGTCGATGCGCGGCAGACCGTCGCTGGTCCAGTGGGCGTCGTTGCCGACGTCCAGCTGACCGAGCGCTGCAATAATCTTGCTCATGTGAACTCCTTACAGATTGTCGACGTCCGTAGCCGCAGCAACGGCACGGGAATTGGATTGTTTCAGCAGCGCATGAATGTCTGCTGTGGTGACGCCTCGCTTGATCGTGTGGGTGCCGGTGCCGTTGCTGCTCAGCGTGACCGCCGGACCGCCCAGCTTGGTCGACAGAACAAGCTTGTTTGCGCTCAAGATCGACTTCACCCAGTATTTTTGGTTGGCAACCAGACCGCCCGGCAGCGCGCCGGTTGTGCTCACAACGAACGGGCCTTCACCCAGCTTGCGGCCGTGTGCCGTGATTGTCAGTGCATTGTCGCCGTCGCTACTGACCACAGTGAAGGTCTGCGGCGTAGCAGAGGCGGTAAGCGTAAGGGCGCGCTCACCCAGGAATGCGAGTGCTCGTTTGCTCTTGCGCAGGCGCGCAAAGTTGCCCTTACGGGCGTGTTTCGTCTTGGGCGCACGGGCCATGATGCAAACTCCTGAAGTTAGGGGAACCCGGCGCGCGTGGCGCCGGGTTGACCGCGATTAGAATTCGCGGGTGATCAGGCGGGCGATCTTGATCTGCTTGCGTTCAGTGAACACACGCTTCCAGGACCCGGCCGCTGCGAGGTTGTTGGTCGTGGCCGCGTTCGACGGACCACCGTTGGCCGGGGTGCCGATGTACGCGTGGCCAGCCGGGTGCAAGCACCACTCGACGCGGTTGAACAGCGCTTCGGCGCCGCCGCCGTTGTTGGCTTCCGGATAGCGCTTGACTTCGGTTGCCACTTTCGGTGCACCGATACCCATACGCACGGCGCCAGCACCGAACAGCCACGTCTCGAACACGCCCGAGGTCACCGGCATGGCGTCGTCCACCATAACGATGCGGCCCAGGAACGTCGGGATGCCCTGCGCGTTCGGGTTGGTCGAGTCCGGGATGAAGTCGATCAGGTTGTTCTTCAGCATGCGGGCGTAGACGATCGAGTGCACGGCGACCATCGTCAGTTCGTCCATGCTGTCGCCCATCGTGGTCGTAGCGTCGATGAACGCTTCGGCGCTGAACGAGGTCACGCCGGCCGAGAACGCCGTGGACGAGATGTCCGACGTCATGTCATTCTGCGTGTGGAACGCATCGGTCGCGGCGGCGTTGTTGGCGAAGATACCCTTCATCACGGCGATGAAGGCACCCTGCTTGCGGCGGGTCCAGTAGTCACTGACGCGGGTAGCGATTGCTTGCAGCGGGTCCTTGTCGATTAGGGCCGAGACGAGGTCTGCCGACTTCCAGGAGTTGTTGCGCGACAGGCGCACGGCGATTTCCTGGGCGGTGCCCAGTTTGTTCGGCGTGCTGTCGGAGCCGGTGTCAGACGACACGTTCTCTGCGTCATCGTCCAGGTCTTTGAACGACGGCGCGTTGATGGTGATGCCATCGCCGGCCAGGAAGTTGTTGAGGTACGCGTCTTCGACCACCGCGCCGGAACGAATCAGGCGGGACTTCTGCGTGGTCATCTGTTGCGTATAGGGGGAGAAGATCTGCGGGACGATAACGTCCGAAATTGCTACTGCACCGGAAGCCATGTGGAATTCTCCTAAGGTTGGCTTGGTTGGAAAAAGAGAGGTCTTTAACCATCGCAAGCCCCATGGCTGCGGGTCAAGTTGTCAGTGGCACATGCCACGCTGAGGCAAAATATACCAGCCCCAGCGCAGCAGCCGCAACTTGATTAAAATCACTGGGCCGGCATTGCGCCGCCGATCGTAGTTCCGGCCGACTTGGCAAGCTGCTCAGCGCGGGCAGGATTTTCGCGGTAGAGCTTGGCTTGCTCGGTCATGTTCCAGTTCGCACGGCTGAACGGGTTGCTGCCACCAGTGCCACCGGCACCGGCACTGCCGCGTGCGCCGCCGCCAGCAGACGGACCCCACCAGTGGGGACGCTTGTTCTGCATCTCGGTGAGCCACACGGCCGGGTCCACGCCGGGGGTGACGCCGACGCCGTCTTTGGTGACCACACGACCGTCTTCGCTGACCTCGAACATGCGCTCGGCCAGCATCGCGGCGTCTTCGAACGCGCTCGCCTGAAAGCCCTCGTGCTTCTTCAGGGCTTCGCGCAGGCCGTCGTGGATGGTGCGCGTCGTTTCCTTGGCCTTGTACTGGTTCAGCAGGGTGTCACGTTCGGTCAGCTGACCGGTAAGCTGCTGGATCTGGCGTTCCAGCGGGGCCTTCGTGCTGTTCAGGCGACCTTCCACCAGCTTGTCGATCGCGGCCTTGTCCAGCGCGCCGCCGCCTGCCGCTTCCAGCTCGGCAATGCGGTCCAGCTTGGCCTGCACTTCTTCCGGCGTGCCGAGTTGCGCCCATGCGTCCAGCTTGGCCTTCGTGCCCTTGTGTTCGTTGCGCTCTTTGCCGAGTGCGGTGTGCACCGTCGAGAACTCCGTCAACGGCTTGACGCCTTCGACGCCGGTCAGAACAAACTTACCGTTCTGCTCCGAATAGAGTTCGTGGAAGTGGTTGGCGATGCCGTCCAGACTGTCTACCTGATATGCGAGCCCCATGGCTACTCCTTGTTGTGTCACTCATGTGACGGTTAAAAATACTTTGACGGGTCCAAGCCCGCCGCAACGAAAGCTTCTTCGTGTTTCTTTACCAGATCCTTGAGGGTGAGCTCGTTACCGTTGTGGTCAACGAACTTGTCCAACGTAAGCCCGCCATCGCGGAACAGCTTGGATTTAGCAATGCCGAGCACGTCTTCCTGGAATGCTTTGCTCTGCTTCTCCAACCAAGTTTGGTATGTGCTGTCCGCGGGCACCGGGCCAACAAGCTCCCGAATACGTCCGCGCGCCCATTCATCATACTTGCCCTTCTGGCCGCGCGGCAGGTCATCCCGCGCGCCGATACTGCCGAGCCCATTCTCGTCCGCATATTCGCCAACCAGGATGCTTTCGGTAGTGGGGTTTGCTGGCCTGTTGCCCAGCAGCTTATCGTTGAACACTGCCACCCTCAGTGAACGGCAACCGTAGTGTAAGGGCGGAATCGGCCCCTGTCCAACTGGATATCGTTTGCCGTCCTCTGCCCGGCATATTGGCGTGGTGCGGGAGTCCAACGTTGCAACAAATTGCTCAAGCTTGAACAGGTCGCTGTTCTGCTTGAGCCACTCATTACGAGCGTTGTTGGCCACATGCTGCACGGCTGTACGGGTCACGGCGTCAATCTGGCGGCGCGTAAGGGCGGTAATCCCGTCGCTGCCCTTGAGCGCACTGCTACCAGCCACCCGCTTCGCGATCTTGTCCATTGGCTCGCCCGCAACCATGCCGAGCTGGATTGCGTTTTCCATGCGGCGGATGTCGTCGGCAGCAAGCGTGCTCACCCAATCGCTCATGACACGGCCTTCGAACGGCTTGGACAGCACCATTGAGCGCAGCAGGTTTGCCGTCGGCACTACGGTCGACACGGTGACGGGTAGCACCGTCTGCACAACCTTGCTCAGCACGATTGGCTCTTGGTACGTCAGCGCCTTCATTTCGTCGGTGAAGAAACTGTCAACCTCGCCCCATGCGTTCTTGCGCATCTCCTCGATTGCGGCGTATAGCGCCTTCAAGCGCTGGTATTCCTGCGGGTTGCTGAGGCCCGCTGCGCCCAATTCGTACCCTCGGATCTTCTCTGCAATGTCCTTCTCGGACTTGCTCAACAGCGCCGTGATCTTGTTGCGCACTGTGCCGCTGTAGCGCAGCAGCCAGATCTGGTGGCGAATGAGGGCATCCGCTAATTCCTCATTCGCTGTCTTCATTTCTTGTTACTCGGCGGAGTGTTGGCATTATCAGGCGGCGCGTTGAGATTCGGGTGACCGCCGCCAGACAGCGTGCCCAGCACTGGCGCCTCGTCGGTGATCAGGCCCATTTCTTCCTCGAAGTCGCGGGTAGTAATGCCGCGCGAACGCATGTTGTCGTGGATGGTTTCCTGCGACAGCGGGGCGCCCATGTTCTTCGCCGTCATCAGGTCAACCAGATCTTTGCCGGTCATGGTGACGTCAGCAAACTCAAGGTTCGGAGTAACCTTGACAGCCGTCTCGTCCGCACCCATCCATCTTGCAGCGATCTTGAGCAGACGTTCCAGCCCGGCCGCGCCAGCCTTGGCAATCTGTTTGAGCGTTGCCGTCTGCGCGCCAAGGCGCGTCTCGAGCGCGTTGCCACTCTCTGCATTGCTGCCCATGCTGTTGACAAGTTGCCCGGTCTTGGCCTCGGCACGCTTGTAATCGTTCTCGAGCGCCTGACGAAGCTCCGGCAGGCCGGTTGCACTCACGCCGATGTACTTGGCGTCACCGCCCATCTCAACCTGAATCATGGCGCCTGCGCCGACGCGGGTATCGTCATCACTGTCGCCGGCCGCAGCCCGGATGCCACCAATGACCACAAGCGTGTCCTGGCCCTGCAAGAACAGGGCTTGCCGGTAGTCGCCTTCGGATTGATACACGGCCTTGGCGGCGTACGCCAGCGGCAGCAGGGGCGGGTTATCGGGGCGCCCCATGTTGTCCTTGGTGTTGATGAACACAAACGGCACAGTATCCAACTTCACGCCGCGCAACGTCGGTGACTGCACCGTAGTAACGTCGAACGTTGTGGTGTTCTTGTAGACACCGAACACATAGCCCGTGTGGCCAGCAATCTCCATTGCGGTTGCATCCGCCAACACCCGGTAACGCTTCACAAGCACCCAGTTGAATTCACTGTTTCGCTCGAATCCGCTTTCGTCCAACACAACGAGCGACAGCTTGTTGTAGTCGACGTTGTCGTTGCTGTCGTCCCAATTGATGATCGCTTCAGCGTTGTACAGCGCGATGAAAGGCATCGGGTTGGTCGGGTCAGGGGTCAGGGGCAGGTCAAGCATTGCACCAACGCGCCCGGTGACAAGCTGTTGTTCATTGATGCGGCGCAGCAGGCCCTCAAGAGTCTCGCCGTCCGCTGTAGCCTTTTCCAGCAGGCCCTTCAGCCGGTCCGGCACTTCAATGACCGGTGGCTTGTTGTGCATCATGCCCAGCAGGAACTCCACAGCGTCGGACACAAACTCCGGGTAGCGGGCGCGCTGCTTGTACGCCTGATAATTCTCGTACCCCGGCTCGCCTATGCCCATACCATCAATGAGCATGCCGGGCGTTGGCGGCAAATACGTCTTGTCCTTTGCCTTCATTCTGCGTTCGCCGCCGTAGGAGTCGCGCATCAGCGTCATATCGTCGAGCGTCTCCGCGTAGAGCGGGTGTGTGCTGTCCAGTGCCATAAATAGTTCCTTTAAGTACCTTTCGTTTTGCCCATTCGGGCGCCCATGCCAGTCGCCAATACGCGGTATCGCGCTTCGTCACCAATGTGGTCTTCGGACTCGGTGTCAACGTCGTCTTGGTCCACTTCGTCTCGCGGCAACACCGGCACAAGGTCAATGAACATCGTGCAGGTATTGAATACAAACAAGCCGGGGTGCTCTCGCGGGATGCGGCTCAGCGGTTGGCCATTGGCATCCAGCAGATAATTCGGTCTCGCGTAGCGCATGTACTTGCGCATTTTTTCCCAGCCGGCCTTACGGCTACCGGCCGACTTATCGGAGCGCCCCCATTCTACGCCGGGCCACTTGCCGCCAGCAAGCGGACCTTTACCAGCGAACGGCCCCTTCTTAATTGTCACAGGTTTGCGCATGTCCACGGCGATGCTGTTGCCGTTCTCAACGTCCCAGATCGCGTTGTCGGCGGGGCCGGGCTGCACACGACCATGGATGCCGAGCGCCAGTTCGCGCTCAACAATACCGGCCGCAACATCGCTTGCCAGCATCATTAGACCCTGATTACTCTTGCCGTTCCAGCCGTACCATTCAGCAATCCTGAACAAGTCACCGCGTACCGTGCTGCGCCATGTGCCGTCCGGCATCATAACGTCACTGCCGTCGGACTCTGCCCACCAGCCAACGCTGAACGGCTTGCTTGAGCCCCAGTCAAACGAGCGGTCGATGCGCCACGACGACGGGATACCAAACGGCTTCACGACGTTGTGCAACGAGTCCCACATATCGTCGAACATGCCACCGGCAAGCACGTCCCAATCGCCTTGCAACCACGCCTTGCGCTTGTTAGGGTCAGTGATGGACGACAGCTCGGCAATGTACTCCGGTGGCAGGTAAATGTTCTCGCGGTAGCTGCCGAACAGATGCACTTGCGTCTTAACGATGTCTTCCTTGCGCTGCGTGCGCGGGTTGAACACGTTCATCGTCTTGACTTGGATCTTGCCCATTGGCGCGGCGTTGATGAACCGCTTCTTGACCCAGTTGTGCCCGGCGCCGTACGGGTTGCAAGTTGCAAATACCTCCAGCGTTAGCTCCGGCAGGTACTCCCACGAGTCAGTGTCCTGGTTGTAGATGGGATAATCCTCGGGGCGGAACGATGTACGGTTGCAGGACATCAGCGATTCAAACAGCGTGTCCGTCGGGTACTTGGTGAGCTCGTTCCAGCCGATGAACGGGAACTCTTGGCCGTGGTAGCCCCAGTAATCGGACTCTTTTTTGATCGCGCGGAACAGCAGTTCTTCACCCGATGGCCACACCCAGCGGTAATCGCTCTTGCTGCTCAAAAAGCGGGGCAGGCGCCCTTGCTCGTCAGGCATTTCGGGGAACCAGCGCTGTGACTTGGACACGAGGTCGTCCAAGTTCTTGTATTCGCGGTCAAAGATGATACCGCGCCAGTGCCGGCCGTAGCCCAGCCCCACGCGGCGCCTGAAGCGCATCAGCTGTGAGTCGGTTTTGCCGGGGCCGCGCGTGCCGTGGTAAACGATGATGTTCGCGGGGCATGACATGGCCAGCGTCTGCGACCCCGGCAACGGCTTCCACTTTACGTTGCTTGGCGCGTTGACGGCGTTGGTTGCAGGCCCGTCCTTGTATGCGAACTGGGCGTTAGTTGCGGACATCTTCAACCAACTTTTCTTGTGTGGCTACCGCAACCTCTTCCCACTTGGTGACGTCCGCAATTTCAGGAACTTGGATCACGCCGCCGCGATGTTTCTTGTTATTATCTTCGGGTGCCTTGGTAGGCTCTTTCAGCTTGTAGATTTCTGCAAGTTCTTTGAGTGCGGACACGCGGGCCGAGCCGCTGCTGGTGCGGTCGTGGGCTTCTTTGAACAGCCCTTGGATAATGCGCTGCCGGTTGAAATCGTCAGCGTTCTTGTTGCCGGTGTTGGGGAGTGGGGCGGTCTGCCCCATGATGGCCAATTGCTGCCGCACGTACGGCTCAGCCATGAACTTCTTAGCGTATTCTTCCGCAAAGGACCGCATAAAACCGCAGCGCAGGCACGCGGCGATTTCATTGTAATCTACGAAGTACTCGCGGACAAACAAGTCCCGCAGGGCCTTCTCTCGCTCGCTCATTTCGGGCATCATTGCCGCGTCAAGAACGATGTTGGTGATCATGTGGTCGGTCGCCATGCGCCGCACTCCCTTTATTGATGCCGACTCATATCGGCCTACACACGTCGGAGTATAGTATGGCCCCGGATGAAGGGGCAACATGGACAAAAAAGGCCCGCACGATGGCGGGCCTTTTTCTAGCCGATGCGGGCTTACTGCGGCGCAGGCGTGAAGTCGACGTAGTATTTCTCGCCGACCTTGAACTGACCCAGCAGCGCCGGATTGGAGATCTGGATCTGCAGAGTCGCCGAGGGAGAGAATTTGGCGAAGGTGTTGTCCTCGTCGCTGCCGTCCGCCGGGTACGACTTGGCGCAGACCGCGTTGAAGTGCAAGGTTTCGCAGGTGGCGAACTGCTCGATGCGGTTGATTTGCAGCTTTGCGCGCATATTGGTGCTCATTTGGATTGCTCCTGTTGGGGTTGAGGGGGTGTTACGGGCCATGCATCGATCAGCGTTTGGACGTCGCTTGCGTGTCCGTCAGCTGCTTTTGCCAGCGATCGATATTGTCCTGCGCAGTCTTGGAATACGGTTGCGAGGGTAGCGGTTGACGCACGGAGGGCTTCGACGGTAGCGGTGTCGGAACCGGCACGTACTTGATCGATGGCGCGCTGCAACCGGTCAGCAGACACGCCAACAGCAGCGTTGAGCGCCTTTTGAGTTGTGTCACGTTCATTGGCTTTGCTTTCTGCGTCCGAGACGCGTTGAGTTAGGACCGCGTCCAGCTTGGCCTGCGCCGTGTCGCGAACCTTGTCCAGTGTCGCCTGTTCGGCTTTGGCGCGCTTGTAGCCGATGTCCTGCTGGCCCATGCTGTACTCATGAAAGGCGTACGCGCAGCCGGCTACCACGGCACCGATGACCACAGCCTCAGCGGCCCACCGGTACGGCGCCACGGCGTCAAGCAGAGCCATGGGGCGTGTCCTTTTTCATGCCCAGCGCAGCACCCAAAGCACCCAGCAGGGCGCCAATACCGCCACCATAGGCCAGCAAGTCAAACGTGGCATGCTGCACAACCACCGCGTACGCGCTCAGCCCCAAACCCTGCAAAACGGCCGCTACGCCGATGATGCGCACCGGGCAGATCGTGTGGTTATTGGGCTCCGTGAATGCCTGCACGAAAAACGATTTGATCTGGTTCATTATTGCGTCTTTCTGGCCTTTTTCAGACCGAGCTTTTTGTACACCAGTTCTTCAAGTATGCGGATGGTTGCGTTTGCGCCCAGCCATCCACACACGCCCACAATAACGCCGGTCCATTGTGACGGCAGAGCCATCGCATTACAGGCCAGCATCATCAGCAGGCCAACAAAGCCCGCCGCCATCGCCTCGATTATTGCACGGGCGACGTTGATCTTCTCTTGTTTGTCGATAGCTCGCATGATGTGTCCCAGCAGCCCGCCCAGTGCTGCAAGCGCAGCATAGAGCAAAGCTTCAAGCCACCACCGAGTCTCTTCAGGGAGCAGTTGCATTACGGTCCTCGGTAATGGTGATGGAAATGCTGCCCGCCGTCACCAGCTTGGCGAACAGGGCCTCGAAAGCAACACGCGAGTTCCCAATGAACAGGGTTGGCCGGTCCACCGCAGAAAGCTTCGACGTACCAACAAGAATGCAGCCGTCGGTATCTGCGGCAGTGTTGCCGGGGTGGATGCGGATTCCCTCAAAGAACGGTACGTCATTGACCAGCGGCAGCTTGCGTTTGAAGCGGGCGCTGTCCGTAATGGTGACCTTGTACGTGCCTGCGGGGATGGCGGTCTTGCCGTAGATTTTGTCTTTGGCCGACTTCAGATTGCGAACGGTGTCTTCGAGCGTGTAGCACTGAAAGACGCCATCCACGAACATTTCCCCGATGGTAGTGGTCTCAGAAAATTCCTTACGGACGACGGTGAGTTTCATTGGGTTGCGCCTATACGGGGTTGCGGTATGGTGCGGAGCATAACAGAGACGTAAAAAAGGCCGCTAGTTCAGCGGCCCTGTGGAGCAAAGTAGGCGTGCGCCTACACAACGATCTTGCCGCCTGCGTTCAGGTAGCGGCGAACGTGTTCTTTGAACCAGTGCTTGAACGTGTCGTAGTCGATTTCCGCACGCGCCGGGATGAGAGCGTGCGTTTGCGGCAGTGGCAAGTCCACAATCATGACACAGCGCCACTTCTTACCGTTCTGACGGAACAGCAGCACCGGCACGCCGCCGTTCTGCTGTGCGGCTGCGGTGCATTGCTGCCACCACGTATTGATCGACAGCGCTTCCTGCCGCTTGATCTCGATGGCGAGGCCAAGCGTGCCAGTCAAGTCACTGCCGCCGACGGCCGACTGGTTCTGGTTGCGTTGCACGCTGCGCATGGTCGGGTTCTCGCAGCCGAGCTCCTGCATCGTCGTATAAATGATATAATTGAGGTCGTCTGCGATCTCGCGCTCACCGCCTGCGCCCTTTTGGCGGATATTAACCATTCTTGGCTCCCGACGCAATGTCTTTGAAGCGGCCGTCGTTGTGCACGCCGGTTTGCGGAACCTGTTGCGCTGCGATGTGCTGGTAGCTGTCAACTTCCATGCTGCGCATGACCGCTTGCAGATCGTCTGCGCGCTTCTGGTGAGCTTGCACGAGGTCGAAGCCCTGCGCGGCGGCAGCTTCATTGCGATCCAGGACCATTGGCGCGAAGTTCTTGATCTTGTACAGCAACGCTCGTGCCGGAATGCGCGGGTCTGTGTAAGTATGCACGCTACCGTCTTCTACGCTTGCGATGAACTTGGCAGCTTCCATCAACAGGCCAACGCCCGGGTCCACCTTTACGCCGACGGACAGTGTAACAATGTCTTCCTTCTTCGGCGCATGCTGCGGGTACAGCACGCCGACGTTGCAGTCCTCGGCGTGCATCTGCAGAGAACGGTTGACGCTGTCGACGGCTTCGCGCAGGTCACGTTCCTGGTCTTTGGCGCCGCGCCCGCCTGCGCACAGCAGCTTCTTGACCGCGTGCTGAACACACGGGTCAGTAACGTTGAACAGTTGCAGCACGCGGTAGACGTCAATTTCGCTCAGGTGGCGCACGTCCTTGTAATAGTGCGAGTGTTTGTCTTTCATTTCATGAACCTTACACGGTTGGCTTTCGATTTAAGGATGAAGCAGAGCACCACAGCGGCGAACAGGAACGCCACCATGGCGACGCACACGGCGATGACCACACCAAGCGCCAGTGCGGCCAGCTTCGCGGTGAACACCAGCGCACGGCCGACCAGCACGACGGGCGCGGTCTCGTACACCCAAAGCACGTCCACCAGCATCAGGCCAACGCCTAGGATGTAGTATGGCAAGCCGTCACTGAGCAGGAACTCGCTCATGGGTTGACCATGTTTATCTGAACCTTGTCGCCGCGCTGCACGTTATTCCGGCGTGCCCAGCTCTTTGCCAGCGAGAAGCCGTAAAGTGCCTCACGGAACTCGGTTGCGACGGCGCACATAGTTGCATCGTTATTTCCGGTGCCGTTGAAAACGCACCATTGCCCGTTGCTGTAGCGTGCGCGGGGCTTAGCCGCACGCGGTCTGATTTGGTCTGCCATGTTGTCCTCCGGTTGGTTGAATAGGGTCACTGAACGCGACCCGTTATTGTACCGGTTACAGGTACGGATTCAGGCCAGTGATTTCTTGGTAGCGGTCCAGAAACTCTGCCTGTGCCTGCGCAGGGGACCACGGCACCAGATTAACCGGAACCAGTTCCACGAAAGCCAGGATGTCCCAGTTCATTGCCTCGCGCGGCATGAACTTCTTTGCTTCGGTTGCCAGCATGCGCAGGTCCGCCGCCTTGACGCTGCTCGGCAGTTCTGCCGGCAGGCCAAATCGGGCAAACACGACAGCTTCGACGCGCGCCTCAATGGCCTTGTAGTCCGGCAGCAGTTGCTTGAGCGGCGTGGACACGTCACCAATAAAGGCTTCGGCCGCGTCGTGCATCAGGGCAGCAAGGCGGTCTTCTTTGGGGACAAGGTGGCTGCACATAACGCTGTGCTGCGCCACGCTGTAGAACTGCCGGGTGTGGCCAGTAAAACGGCAGATCTTGGACAGTGCCGACGCAATGTCGAGCAGCTTGAACTTACTTGTCTCTGGTTCGAGGAAGTTGAACTCGCAACCGCTGGACATCAGAATCACTGGCGGGATTTTCACTTGGTATCTCCACAATAACATCAATGACACGGGTCAACTGGACCCGCACGGGTACTGCATTAGGGTACATCCGGTGCACAACCACCAAAGCCGAATCGTGAATTGGATTGTCATCGTTGAACACGGTGCATTCGTAGATGTCAGTCGTCTGCTTGATGTGAGCTTCAATGATTGTGCGGTTTGCGCCGGGGAAGCGCACCCGGATGTAAAGAAGTGGACGGATAGGGTCACCCGTTACGCCCTGATCGGAAATGAGGACGTAGCCGTGAACGATGCGGGCCATGGCTTAGCAGAGCGAGGGCTGCTGCCCGTCACGTAGAATTTTGATCTCGCGGGTGATCTCGATTTCCACTTCGGTCAGCTCGCCGAACTCGCGCTCGGCCATGCGCTTGACGTCCATCTGGTACAGGCCCCTGACCACAGTGGCGCAGTGGATGTCGGGCGTCTCCTGCACGAATTCGCGGGTGCCGACGTGGTTGCGCACTTGGAACGTGCGCACGAACTTGCCCGATGGCGTTTTGTACACGATGCCGTTACTTACTTGACTCATTTCATCCTCCGATTGGTTGAGTGCAACTTGCATGCAGGGTTGTCCGGTCCTCTGCGCGAGGCGCCCGTCAAAGCGTTTGAGGTGTTGACGCACCCTATCCAGACGCCCCTGTATGCAAGCTGTGGGTGAACAGGCGGGCGCTTTAAGGCTTCTATCGCGTGATCCCGGTTGCCCCCAGCTTAAAGGGCCTGTTCGAGGGCGTCTCCCATTCCTTTCGGACTGTTGTGGCGCACCTTTACTACAATTCTGTTCGTTTGTGCGTTGCGTACGGTGTATGTTGCCTGTCATGCCCCGCGCCGTAACGGGAGTCCCAATCCTGGGCCGGTTCAGCCCCGGCACCTCGCATTGCTGTGTGGTGCGAGGGCGGTCCGGCTTACTCTTGGGCTGCTTTGTGCTTGGCAGCATTATGCACAGTGATTTTCCATCCATGCAAGCGGATGCGTTAACTGGATTGCCGGCACTGCGCCGGATGGGTGTTGCCGATGCACAGCGCTGGCGACGCCGGCTCGCGCACAGCCCCGCCACGGCCCGATCGGCACGGGCTCAGGGGCAGGGTGGCAGCGAGCCGCTTGCGCGGCGTGTAGGGCCTAGCGTACGGCGCGCAAGTGCGGCCGGGGCATGTGGATCAGCGGAGTGGCGGCGAACTTGCTGGCCTGTACGCCGTCAGCCTTGCGTTCCCAGATTTTGATGTCGCCGGTTGCCGGGCTGCGCAACACTTGAGCATGCAAGCGGTCGGCGTCTGCCGCGTCGTAGACCTCGACGTAGTCTGCCTTGTTGCGGTTGCGGCGCATGTGGGTGATGGCCTGCCCAACGGCGCGGTCGATGTCCTTCGACGAGTTGAGGCGTACAACCTTGCCGTTGCGCCAGTATGCAGTCTTGATGTTCAGAATGGGTTCCACAATTTCTCCTTGGTAGGGTTGGCCCGTAATGGTCCGGGTAAAGATTAGTTACCGATGGCGGTGCGCTTTGGTACAGTGCCGCCGACTTGCTGATTGAGGCCGATGGTTTTACCGTGTTCCTTGCCGTCGTAGAACGCATTAGCTTGCAGGTTGCCCCCTTGCCGGTATTTCTTAGTCTGCACGCGATCGCCGTACAGGTTGGCCACAACAAGCGCGTTCGCCTCCTCTTCCGACTTGTACAGGTTGGCCAGCGCGAGCGCAGTGGTCTTGACGCCAGCGAAGTCAGCCGACGTTTCCTTGGCAACCTCGTCCATACCATATTCGGTCTCGGCTCTGGCAGTGGTGAACTTGTCTGCCTGTGCAACCTTGGCCGCTTTCTCCTCACCGATGCGCACGCACAAGGTACGGGTCGCGCCAACGCAGAAGCTGCGGCCCTCGGGCGTGGTTGGCGTACGGTAGCGCTTGGTTGCCTCACGCTTAATGGATTTGATCAGGTACTCCGACATGCCCATGGCCGTGATGACGTTGCTTTGCCGGCCGATAAAGTGATGGTTGGTCTTGCCGCTAGTGCCCGTGCTGCTGTAGAGGTATTTGCAGAAGAACAGGTCGGCAATGTCGCCGCAGATGTCTCGGATCCAACGGTCCCCGCTGATGGTGACTTTTTGTTCCTCGCGCGCCTCGTCGTTCTGCTCAGGCGGCAGCTCAGCCAACGACAGGTTGTACTTCTGCATCAGGGTGTTAGCGTGGTGCAGCGCGGCAGCACGTTCGCCTTCGGTTGCCCCGGCATTGTTGGCGAGGTTCATCAGCTTGCGGAAGCGGGCAAGCACGCGGTTGGATACGTCGGACATACAATTTCTCCTGTGGTTAGGGTGTTGCCGTAGCACATGCTGCGGACTGGCTTAATGTAACAGAACGTTCTACGCTTGTGTAGATTTTTTAGATTTTTTGTACGGATTCTCGTACTTGCAGAGGCGCGGCACCACCGGCAGCACCAGCTTCGGCGACATGCTGCCGGTGTAGTAGCGCACGCTGCCACCCTTAGTGATGAAGAAGCCCGCCCAGTGGTGTGTATCGAACCAGCGCAGGTCGTTGTTATTGGAGCAGAACACGTACACCTCGCCGTTCTCGCGCTGCTCAACGATGTGAAAGTCGAAGCGCCCGGTGCTGGTGCGGTCTTGGTAATACTTGACAATCAGATTGGTAATCGTGTCAATGCGCTGAACTTGTTTGGCGGTGAGTTGCATGTGTGCCTCCGTGCGTTAGATGTGCTTATAGTGGAGGAAACTTCTGAACTGTGCAAGCACTATTTGCGCAAACAACAACGGCCCCGAAGGGCCGCAGGTGACCACAGTGCGTGGCGCTAGGCCGGTCGGCACAGGTTGCGTCTGTGTATGATGCCTTGTGCGGCAGGTTCACCGCATGCGCACGTCAGGTGATACGTACTCGGGCGCGCAGGGCGCGTGAAGTCAAGCACTTCGTGCGCGTGCGCCATGCAGTTATGATGGAAGTTCAGGGCGTCGCACACAAGCTGCGCGTCATCCTCCGTGTAGCTGCGCGAAACTGGCGCCTCGGACACACGCGTATCCACGATGTCGTATACGTCACGTTTGATCTCGCGGTCGTGCCCGAATAGAACCTCATACGGCCCCGTTACCATCTCCTTAACCCTGCTCATTCTTGACCTCCGCTGAGCAGTCTTGTTCAGCCGTGCCGGGCACGCTGTCGTTCAGCACCTGTACGGCGGACAGATGCAGGTTTGCTTGCTGCCGGGCGTGGTCCGCAATGGCTGTGAACGTGTCCCGCTTGGCCGGGTAATCCGAACCCATGTTGATTGCAAGCGTTTCAAATTTAATCTGTTCAGCGCGGTTGACCAGCATCTGCCGCCAATGCCACATGCGCAGCGCCTTCAACGTCTTGGGCTGGCCGTTGACCCAATCCATCCGAGTGATACTCATTTCACCTCCAAATAGGGTATGCCCGCACATGCGGGCTTGTGCATTGTACAACTGGTTAGGCAACAACAGGCGGACGCGAACGCAGCGGGTCGCAGATGAAGTCGACCAGCTCCACCACGCTGAACGGGCGGTCGAAGACTGCCATGCCGAATTCAGTCTGGATGTAGGTCTTGTTGCCGGATACGCTTGCGGTGCGCGTGGTGCGCTGGTCGGCCGTGACGACCGTTGCAGTGGCTTTGTTCAATTTCACTCTCCTAGAGGTATTCGCCCGCACCATGCGGGCATTTGCAGTGTACAGGCTTCTGGTTCAGCGTTGCGGCATGATGTCAGTTACAACCGGACGCACACCAGTTGCAATCTGACATCCCGGGAACAACCCTTGCAAGGTGAACACCATGCGCAAGTAATCACTGGATTCTTCGGCGTTATCGCAGAGCCATTCGGCCGTAGCGCGCTCGCACGCCGTGGCCAGCACCAGCGTCGCAACGTTGATGAATTTGGTAGGGCTGCGGCGGTCGGGTAGGGCAGCGGTAATGATTACTTGGAACACAATTTCACCTTTTGGATGGGTTAGAACTGAGCCTTAGCCATGCGGCGGGCGGCAGCATGGCGTTCAGCTTTCTGAGCCTGCTGCGCAGCATAGTGGACTTCGAACTGTTCTTGGGACATAGCAGTAACTTTGTTGATGTGCCGCACAATGGCCGGGTTATTGCGACCTGCGGCAATGTACGGGGCAAGGAGGGCTTGCAAATCTTCGAGAAACTGAACTTTGGTCATTTACTTACCCCGCTTGGTTGCTGGATGTGTTTAATGTAACCGAACACATCCAGCTCTGCAAGCATTATTTAGACGCACCGCAGCCGGGGCAAGTGTTGAACCGAGTAACACCGAGGTCGTATGCACATGTGCACTCAGCTTGCACGGCCGTGGTTGTTGCAGAGGACACGACTTGTAACGTGCGGAACTCATACACACCTTTCCATTTCGGCATACGCTGCAATGCCGCGACGCCGTCTGCATCCGTAGGGTTCCACGGACCACCGAGCCTGTTGCGCATCTGGTAGACCAATTCCCCGTCCTTCTGGCTGACTGCTGGCAATGCGATCAGATCGCGCAGCTTCTGCACCGCCTGCGTCTGGTCGGTGGCGCCCAGCATGTCCCACAACGTCTGTAGGGCGCCGGTAGCGGCCTGCGCAGCCTGCCCGTCGCTGGTGTAGCCCTGCGCCCAGTGTGGTCGCAGCTTCTCGAGGTGCTGCACATGCGCCGCCAGCCGGGCAATCTCCGGGTGCTGTTCGCCGGGTGCTGGAATTGGGATGGCGTGCACCACTTCGTCCGCCCGCTCGAGCGCGGTGACCACAGCATCCACCGCTTGTGCGGGCACCAGCAGGGCGGCGTTGACGCTAAATATCGGTTCCATCTGGTTCGGCGTGTAGACGTGCCAGCCGTCGTAGATCTCGCCTTTGTCGTTCTGAATGATGTACATACGTTACTCCCCTAAGCGGATTTCGGATTCGTTGGCTTGGCACAGCCCGTCACCGAAGTTGATCAGGTAGGCGGGCTCACGGTCGCCAGCCTCCGGCACGTAGCGCACATGTTCGATGATGCCGTTGCTGCGCAACTGATTGTCCACGCACCATGCGCATTCCACGCGCTGTCCTTGCTTGTACTTGAACGTTTCTGCCTCGTACCGCTTTCGGGCCTCGCGTTGCAGCATGCCGGTCAGGCCGACCAGCCCTTGCGCGGTGCCAAGCGAGTGCATGTCAACGTCCTTGCCGTCGATGAACCCGTCATACATGCCGCGCACGTTGTTCCACTTGATGGCCAGACGCCGGCCAAGGTATTCCATGACGGCGTTGCCGTCATCGTCTTGTTGCCATACGCCGAGAACGGGGTGAGGTTGTTGGGACATGTCAATTCTCCTAAATGATGGCGCCCTTGCGGGCGCTTGGCTACATTTTAGCGGTTAATGTGGCTGGAGCTGACGTACAGCGGGTTGGATTCCCAGCACTTGGTCGAGCCTGCCGGAATGCGCTGCGGTGCGTCGAGGCAACCCGCCATCTCGTACATGAAGCCATCGTCAGTGTTGTCGAACAGGTTGTCGTCAATGTTGCCCCAAGCGACGATACGCTGTGCAGTGTTGGCAGTGCCGAGGTTGTTGGCGTAAGTAAAGTGTCCGAAGTGAATGTGAGCCATGACTCATTTCTCCTAGTGTTGAGGGTTGGCCCCTTGCGGGTTGGTTGTGCTGCGTATGAATGTAACTATACGTGAACACATCCAGTGACGCAAGCACTTTATCCAGATTCTTTGAATTAATTTGTAACAGCGTGGTGGAGCGGACGGGACTACGTAGTTACCCGCACCCTGCCGCCTCGCGGAACAGCAGGTAGTTTGACGGTTCTCTACCGCCCCGACGACTTAGGGCGCCGAAGCGCCCCCTGTTGACCACATGCAACCTATAACAGTGTGACTAGCATCTGTACACGTACCGTTGCGACGTCCTTGTAGTGCTGCCGCCAGTGCTCGACAGCGAACAGACGAATGACGTGGTACTTTCCGGACCTTTCGTCAAGCATAATATTCACGTCTTCACGTATGTTTTGCGCGTACTGAACGGCTTCGTCGTAAGTCATGGTTATCTCCGTGGTTGCTTGTTACTTCTTGGCGCCGGTATCTTCGCGCTTCAGCACAGCGGCGCCCAGTTCGGTGAGGCTGACGGCGTGGTCCTTGGTGCCGTAGTCCTGCGACTGCACGAGGCCCTTGCGCATGGCGCTTGCGTACGTGCCCGAACCTTGCTGCTTGGTAGCGAACGGGTTGACGCAAGGCACGGCCATCTCGACCGGGTCAACCTTGAGCTCTTTTGCGGCGCTGCGAATCGCTTGCAGCAGGGTCAGTTCGTTGACGGTAACTTTGACTTCGTTTGCTGCTGCTTTGGTGGCTGCGGTGACGGTGGACATGGCTGGCTCCTTGACGTTGTTTGGGTTAGGTTGCTTGCGTTTGCTGATGTACGTATTGTGGACTGACAGTTCAAAGACTGCAAGCCTATAAGCGATCTATTTGCTGATCGCTAACGAATTTATTTCTATCGGAGCGATGGGTGAAACCTATCACCTCACTACCCTATGAGCATAGTGGTGACCACATGGTACGGCGCCTAGTTGCGGCCGGTTCGCTGCCGCGCTCGCTTGTCAGTGAAGTGATGGCGTCACTACTGTGAATGCATACAGTGTTAATGCGCTGCCATAGGGCATTAACAAGTTCGGTTAATGCAATGTTTACGCAAAATTTTGAAAAAGCCCTTATAAAACAAGTACTTATAGCACTATATACACACTACATTAACAATTAACATATGAATATCGGTGTGTGTGGTTTTTCTTTTATATATTTCGCACACACAGGTATATAGGCGTTTATGTTAATTTCTGTCGGTGCTGGCACCAATGTTAATTTCATTTATACCCCACCATTTTTATAATTAACCTGCACCACCCCTTTTCGGTGCTTTATCGGGTGTTATGTGGTGCCCGGTGCAACATTCGCTAGTCTTTGTTTTATTCACTGCACAGAATAAC